AACCTTAGTTGTCACCATTAGATCCGTATAGGAGCCTGCAATGACCCCTACTGAATGGGCAATGCTTATTGCCACAATTCTTGGTATCACATCAACCCTGTTTATGGCACTGCGCTGGATAGTTAAGTCATTTCTTTATGAACTTAAACCCAATGGCGGCTCTAGTATTAAGGACACAGTAGCTCGACTTGAACAACGAGTCGATGAGATTTACAAGATTCTGGCAGAAAGAGGATGACAAGTGAAACCTGTTGCAAAGCGTGCAACACCTGCAGCAATTGCCGTTCTCAGGCAGGCAACTGCGCTTGTACCCAAGCGGAACAAGGTATCGGATGGACTCCTACCAAGCAAGGCTCACATCAAGGCAAGTCCTAACTCTGACCACAATACAGGCTTAGCAGTAGACCTGACTCACGACCCAAAGGCAGGTATTGACTGTGCCGAGATATTTGAAAAACTTAAAGAAGATGACAGGGTTTCCTACCTTATCTTCAATAAAAAAATTTGGTCACGCCAGTATGCTAACCGTGGCAATCGCCCTTATACTGGTAGCAACCCTCACACTAAGCATCTTCATATCTCTATCAACGCTGATATGGCTAATGATACTAGCCCTTGGTTTTGGTGGATGAATCAACCTAAAGTTGTGAATCAGATTGTGGCTGGTCTTCAGCCTCAACCTAAGAAGAAGGTTGCAGAAGGTACCATTGTGGTACCAGTATGTACCTGTTGTCAGGTTCACAAACCCAAGAGAAAGGCACGATAGTGGAAACACTAAAGCAAATCTCTCTAACCTGGTTCCGCGCTGCAGCATCTGCTGCTATTGCGTTGTACCTTGCTGGAGAAACAGACCTCAAAACCCTTGGAGCAGCAGCACTTGCTGGCTTCCTTGGCCCAGTCCTAAAGTGGCTAGATCCGTCTGCTACTGAGTTTGGACGTGGAAAGAAGTAGTTTGTAAGAGCGCTGCGAGGAAGGCCTCACCCTTAACGGGGTGGGGCCTCTTTTTTTGTTGCCTAAATACTGACTCCATAGTCTGTATGGATAAAGCCTACAATCTTGCGAATCTTATTTGTGTTAGCAAACTCTGTAGTAGCTGGCATCCAGCGCTCAGACCAGACAGGTTCTGGTACCTTGAATAAATCAAAGGCCCACTTGCCTAGCGGAGTAGAGTTGATATACCAAGGCTGGAGGCTACGATACTTAGCTTCCATAACAAGCCTGTCGTATTTAGATTTCTCTATCAGAAGTTCTGGGTAGTGGGTATGTCTGCACTTGAGCTCTATGTAGAAGCCGAGCTCATCGGAGATGCAGTCAAAGGAGTCAAAGGTCCCTTCACTCTTTGCTAAGTCGGGGAACTTATTTTCTTTCAGATAGTCAAAGAGTTCTTGTTCTTTCATTGGGCCTCTGGATTATCTATCGGACAGGGAGCTTTCAAAAGGTTGCCACAATTGGCACATTGGACATCAAGTGCATACCAGACTATTTCGTAGTTCTCGAATTGAACATAGGTATTAAAGACGCTACAACCACAGACACACTGATGTGTCGGACCTACAGAGCGTAGGTCTGAGGCTTGGATAGGTGGTAAAGTCTGCCTGTTTTTCAACAGGCGAAGTAGACGGAGAACCATCTGTCTGCCTCACTTCTACAGGCCCGTGAGGGCCACTCTGTTATTCGCCTACGGCTCATATTGTAATGAACTGGTGTGTCGCTAACGCGACGACACGCCGATAGGAGTATTATTCTCTGTTATGACAACACTGGTAGCTATAGAACTAGACGATAGGGCAGTGATTGCTGCAGATTCTCAGATAACTGAAGATAACTTGAGGACTATTAGTAGCTCCACTCCGAAAATAATTAACGTTGGTAAGTATCTACTAGGACTGGTAGGTGATGCTAGGCCTGGTGATATCCTCGCCTATAACTGGACTCCGCCAAGTTACAAAGGTGCAGACCCGATTCAGTGGATGGGCAAGAAGGTGATGCCATCGATACTCGCGGCATTCAAAGAGAATGGATATGACCCATATGAAGCAACGAAAGACAAAGACACAGGATTCGACTACATTGTCGCGTTTGATGGGAATGTATTCCATATCGCGACGGACCTATCGTTCATCACATCTGACCACAAGATTTATGGAATCGGCAGTGGCGGTGCTTATGCTCTCGGTTATCTTTATGATCGTCTGGGTCGTCTCACTATTGGCAATGTAGAGCAACACGCCCGACGCGCTGTTGAAATCGCCAGCATCCTTGACATCAATACCTGTCCTCCGATTCAATTGGTCACTCAACGACGGGAGTACTAATGCAGTGGGATGTAGGCAGACGAACAACTTTATATGTAAATACTTTTCACTTAGATAACTTTTCTTTAGGCTTTGACTCTTATGTAGTTTATGAAGATATGGATGGACAGATTGACGTAGCAAGAATCACAATGGTAAACTTGCTTTTCTTTAATGTAACGGTAACAAGATGGAGGAAACCGTTCTGATGGATATAAAAGAATTACTTATTAAAGCTCTCCACGAGAAGGAGAACAAGCGTGGTAGATCTACGCAGGTACAGATAGGACCATCAGAGCTTGGTGGCTGTCGACGTAAGGTTTGGTACAGGTTAAACAACCAACCTGAAACCAATGACAACGAGGTAAAACTCGCAGCTATTATGGGAACTGCCATACATACTGCAATAGAGAATGCACTTGCAGACAATCAAGATGTCCTTCTGGAGAAGACTGTCGAGTTTGGCGGTATGAAGGCACACGTTGATTGTTTCATCCCTGGGACAGGCGATGTGATTGACTGGAAAACTGTGAAGGTTAAGAATCTTTCTTACTTTCCTAGTGAACAGCAACGCTGGCAAGTACAAGTCTATGGTTATCTGATTGACAAGTCTGGCTTGGGGAAGGTCCAGAACGTTAACCTAGTAGCCATACCTCGTGATGGGGATGAGCGTGACATCCTAGTTCACAGTGAACCCTATAACGAAGCCATCGCACTAGAGGCCCTGAATTGGTTAGAAGCTATTCGGACTACGCAGGAGACTCCTGCCCCTGAAAGGCACGAGTCATACTGTAAAAGCTACTGCAAATTCTATGATGCCTCTGGTGAGATGGGATGCGTTGGTATAAAAAAAGGACTTACCAAAACTGAAGATGTTGTCATTGATGGAGCAGAATCTTTAACTGCTCTACACTACGCACAACTTGATGAAGAGATAAAGGCTTTAGAAAACAAGAAAGAATCGCTAAGAGAATCACTTCTTGGCATAACAGGAATTACTTCAACTGGGTATGAGATCAAGTGGTCAACTACTCAAAGTAATACGGTAGATAAAGAAGCAGTGGAGAAAGCACTGGGTTATGTACCGACAAAGCAAGGTAAGGAAAGCACAAGGCTTTCCATTAAGAAACTCGGAGGTAAGTAAATGGCTGCACCAGAATCAACAAAGTTCCAGGTGAACTTCAAGTCACCAGATGGAACTCTTATCAATCTTTATGCTGCTAGTAAGGAGGAATTGGAATCGTTGCTAACTGCAGCGCAGGACTTTTCCGCCCTTATTGGAAGCGTTAGCCAGGCATTCGGAAGCGCTGGATATGCTGCGCCCGTACGTAGTGCTGCACCAGTAGCATCTGCACCATCTGCTGATGGAGGCAATATCTGTAAACACGGAGCGATGACATACCGCGAGGGTGTCGGAGCTAAAGGACCTTGGAAGGGTTATATGTGCGCTGCTCCAAAGGGAGCAACGGACAAGTGTCAGACTATCTGGGTTCGATGACCCAATGCGAGGACCCCGTGAATACGAGGATCCTCTCTGCGCTCAATCAGGTGGCGACTTTTGGTTTCCAGAACCTGGACAAGGAATTACCCAAGAAACAAATTACGCTCGAAGTATATGTGACAAGTGTGTCCATAAAGTTGAGTGTGCAGAATGGGGTATCTACAACGAACATTACGGAATCTGGGGTGGCCTTACAGAGGCGCATAGGAAACAAGTAAGACGTAAGCTAAAGATACAAGTAATACGACGGGAGGAAAGTGCTTAGATTAGACCGCGCTTGGAAGTCTGTGCAGTCAACTGCTGCACCGCTTCCTACTGTGTGGAAAGATCTAGAGACTAAAGAGATAAAGTTTCGGCGTGGTCAAGTGTGTATGGTTGCCGCTGCACCCAATGCTGGAAAGTCTATGTTCTCTCTCGTATACGCTATCAAAGCTAAAGTACCTACTTTGTTTTTCTCCGCAGATACCGATACTGCTACTGTGATGCTGAGAGCATCAGCTCATCTTGCAGGTCATACTCAGCAGACGGTAGAGAATCAAATCTCTATCAACCCTGAAGCCTATGATGAAGTATTGCAAGAGATATCACATATCCAATGGTGCTTTGATTCTTCTCCGAATCTTGATGATATCGAATCAGAAATCAAGGCATATATTGAACTCTATGGCATAACACCACAACTAATTGTCATAGATAACTTAATGAATGTGGTCGCTGAAACTGATAATGAATGGTCAGGGCTAAGGCAGATAATGATTGAGCTTCACGATATGGCTCGCAAGACTGATGCCTGTGTAATGGTTCTGCATCACGTATCAGAACAGAGTGAGTATGGAGATATGACTGAACCACCACACCGTAGAGCAATCCACGGTAAGGTGAGTCAGCTACCTGCTCTGATACTTACTCTTGGTTACAACCCATTCGAGCATACGCTTCGGGTTGCAGCCGTCAAGAATCGCTTTGGAAAACACTCTGTTAATGGCAAGGATTGGGCTGGTTTATTTGTAAACTTTGCCACCTGTCAAATTGGTGACAGCGATACTATGGGCAGAATGATTTACAACTCTAACTTATCGAGGGTTATATGAGTTCGTATAATAAGGCTAAGGGATCAAAGTTTGAGACGGATGTAATGAAATACTTACGCAAACTTGGACACTTTGCAGAAAGATTAGCCAAGGCTGGGGCCAATGATGAAGGTGATATTGTCACCATAATCGCAGGTCAGACCTACATTCTGGAATGTAAGAATCGCAAGTCAATCAATCTTCCGCAGTTCTGGGCAGAAGCCCAGACTGAGGCAGCCAACTATGCGAAGGCTCGTGGGTTACCCGTCAATCCGCCAGCCTTCGTCATAGTCAAAAGACGAAGAGGCAGTATTGAAGATGCTTGGGTAATACAGACACTAGAGAAATGGATAGAACAAATGCCAATACCGCAAGGACAGATAACAAGTAGTGAGATATTTACTACACCAGAAGTACAGAAAGAACTTGAAGATGTACAACTGCCAGAGGAACCAACTGAGGTAGAAGAGAAGGAACAGGAATGATTTGCAGTAGTTGTAAGTGGGCTGGTCATCACAACACTATAGGCAAGACTGACCTAGCTAAAGAGTTTCACGACAGATGTGAAGGAGATTGCGGATGCCAGCACAAGATTGGTCCAGGGTGGGTCGTAAGAAAAGGGGACAAGATTCCTCCGATGCAAACTCAGTCTCCATAGCAGAAGTAGTTAGACACTTCGGAGGAGAAGTAAAAGAGGGGCGCAATATCTCAGTGCGTTGCTGTATGCATAGCGACACTCGTAAGAGTGCAGTTATAGATACATACAACAACTTATATTATTGTCATACCTGTGGTAAGGGTGGCAATGCAGTCAATGTCATTATGGAATTAGAGAATGTGGGGTTCAAGGATGCTCTCGCAAGGGCAGGAGAAATTGTTACAGGGGGCAGCGCATCATTACGCTCAGGCAATAAGCGACGAGGCGTTAGCCTACCTCGCAGGACGTGGAATATCTGAGGAGACTGCTGCTAGATTTCGTCTTGGTACTATCACTGATCCGATAGAAGGACATCAAGGCTATGAGGGTTGGATTGCGATACCTTATTTCACAGCTTTAGATTTGTGTGTTGGTTTTAAGTTTAGAAGATTAGACGATGGCAAGCCTAAGTATGGTGCGCCTGTTGGACAGAAGAGCCACCTCTTTAATGTGATTGCAACTCTGTCTCCTACCAAGTCTATCGTTATCTGTGAGGGTGAGTTCGATGCGATAGTTATGGAGGCTAACTGCGGGATACCAGCAGTAGGAGTTCCTGGGGTAGCAGCTTGGAAACCCTTTTATAATAAGCTATTTAATGGCTTTGATATGGTATATATTGTCGGAGACAACGATGTCAAAGAAGACGGAACTAATCCTGGAGCTGAGTTCTCTCGCCGCGTGGCGAGCGAGGTAAGTAACTCTCAGATTGTTACACTACCACCAGGATTGGATATAACAGATTTTTACTTAGCCAATGGTAAAGACGTAACAGCCAACCTAGTAGGAGGAGTTAGATGAGTGAGTACAAAGAAGGAATTGATGCAGATGGCAGAGTTTCTGAAGGAATTGGGGATGGTAATAGTCTCCATCGATTACAAGAATGGTTTGATTACAGTCAAACCGATTCCGACAAGAGATTAGATTCGGAGTTCGTTGCTAATGTCTGGAGAATCCTCGACACAGCAGGTAATCTGCTCATCCGCAAACATAAAGATTATGGTCCAAAGAACATCTCTCACAGTCCAGGTGGAGCACTCAACGGATTACGAGTGCGTATGCACGACAAGGTGGCTAGAATCAATCACCTCGTTGATAGTGAGGTCTCTCCCTCAAACGAGTCACTTCGAGACAGTTTCCTAGATCTACTTAACTACTCTGCTATTGCAATGATGGTCCTTGATAAGACTTGGCCTGAGATGCCAGAGGATAAGTAATGAAACCTTTTAAGATAAGAAAAGTTGCTAGAGAAGTTTATCCTTATGATGTCTATGATGTGATTGAACTATACAAGGCTAAGATTATTGACCTTAATGAAGCGCGTTATCTATCTGCTGAATGTATGAACTCTAGTATGTTCTTCGAGAAGAAACCTAATGACTGATATTCACCCAGCTATTCTTGATATAGCTCCAAGCGTAGCTACTGCTATCTGTCGTAGGTTTCGTGGCTATGTAGATAGAGAAGATATAGTTCAAGAGTGCTACTCCTGGTATCTCTCACGATCTGCCCACTACGATACTCTTCTTGGTGAAGAGAACACCATACAGAAAGTCATCAACGAAAAGCGTATAGCTTGGCAGATGAAGCGCCACTGCGAGCGCTATGCTCGCAAAGAGAAGGCTGTTCGTAGCGGATATAAACCTGGAGATGAAGCCTTCTACGATACAGTAATTATCGCCCAACTTCTCCCTCACGTCATCGCCTCCGTTGTAGATAATACAGTCTTAGAACAAGCTCAGAACCTTATCAATGATGGACAACCAAAGAAGCAGTCTGCTCCTGCTGAAGGTGGCAACCTTCTCGCCACGCTTATTGATATTAAGAAGGCATACTTGAAGTTAGATGTAGTTGATAAAGATATCCTCATCAAGAGATACCACGAGAACCTTACTCTCCAAGAGTTAGCTTCATACTTAGAGTGTGCTATCTCTACTGCCGATAGGCGTTGCCAAGGTTCCCTTCGTAAATTACAGAATAATCTTGGCGGAGATAGTCCTTACCAGTGAGATACGAATATGAATGTCCAGCCTGCGGTAATGTCCTCCTCGTTATCCGCAGCATCCACGATATCGAAGTGGAGTATGACTGCCCTCAATGTTCCTCAACATTGAACCGAAGGTGGGAGTCCCCTCCTTCCCACTTTAAGGGTAAGGGCTTCTACTCCACCGATAAATAAGAAAGCCCCGCAGTTAGCACTCTCGGTCTGCGGGGCCTCTTACGCTA